GAAAGTTCATCCATTCTCACGAATGAATCCGATGAGATTACCCCCCCATCGGTTTTGTAAATACGTTATTCACATAACGGATTAACAAGACCACATAATAAATTGATTATTCATTTATTACATGACCCTACTTCTTCTGTAGCTCACTTATTGGAAGTTTTCAAGAACTATTGTCAGGCAAAATATAAGCCGGTCATAGTACCTTAAAATTACCTCCAACATAGTTTGCTACGCAAAAGTCTATCTTTCGTAGGCTCTTAAATGATCGAGACATTCGGTACTTAGGCTTCCTTTCGGATTTCGAAGTAACTAATTCAAGATCAGTGTAAGACAGACCTATATTTAAGGCTTTGTCCAGGAGGGTAGATATTCCTCCAGGTCAGCAGATGGGATCCCATGAAATAAAGTTATCGCCAAGCAAGATCTCAAGTGAGAGGTTTGTTAAGCCCTCACCGGGGAAAATTATAGGAGGTAAGCAATTTGAGTTTTGCAAACCAACTACAATGTATGGTGATGTGTAATTTTCACCACCGTACACCGCTCGGTTTTGGACTACTCATTTACTCGTCAGAGTATGGATACGTTCCGGTTTTAAAGAACGTATTCCTGAGTTAATCCTGATAACTGCCAAACGGTATCAAAGATCTGAATGACCCACTTTTGGTGAGTCAAACAATCATTGATCCTCTTTAAGTAACGCTAAAATTGTGGAAAACTCGACACCGCTCACGGGGAAAAGTGAGTGGAAATCGAGCTCGTTGAGGATAAAGCTTTTAGACTTTAACTCTTCGATTAATCCGACTAATTTTCCTGTACCCTCTAATTTATTTCAGAGCAACAGGTCAGGAGAAATAGGCTTGAGGTTATGACCTTTACGGAAATAACCCTTAGCAAATTCAGCTAACCCGTAATCCCGATAACTTTTCGCCTCACTAATATCTATACCCAAAAGGGATAGTATTTGGCGATAGCGGAAAGCAACTTTTGGATCCCAGATTACAACATCGTCTCCGATGATAGCGTAATCTGTGAATTTCTCTTCTCTCGAAGGGTAAACAGATACAAAAGCCCAGAAAACTAGCAGGTGATGAGACATGGCCATAACAGCCCATGAACTCAAAGCACCCATTGGTTGTCCAACTCGGTAATACAGTGTATCTCATTCCTTACGGGACTCATCCCAATAAGTAATGGGAGTACAGCATATAGAGATATACCAAAGCAGAGATTGACCCCTGCTCAAGATACCTAGGCTTGA